CCCTCGCCTTAGTTTATACCTAGAAGCGAGGGTCTCTTATTAGGAGTTCATTATGTCTCAAACTTTTGACAAAAAAGTTAAGCGGCGTCAGTCCGCTCTCCTTAACAGTATATCAGATAATATGGGATTGCAAGCTCTTTTATGGTAAAACCGATAAAGTATCTAAAATTTCTAAATTGCAGATTAAACAGACTCTTTTTTGCTGATAAGAGTCTTTTGTCTCAATTCGTTTTAGTTCGTGGTAACACCGTGGGCATTGGTCGTCGTAAAGTGCTTTGCAAATAACGTTATCAGGATCAAAATCAGTCTTTAACATAGATGTTATTGACGGGTGGATTTACTTTTTTGAACGTTTCGTGGATCAAGCGCAGTTGACCGGAGATCGTGCGTCCTTCTTGTTGTGACAACGTCTTAATTTCCTCGTAAATGTCCTTTGGTACGAGTATACTTTTCCATTTTGTCGTATCCATAGCAGTCTCCATCTATTAATATCTCAGACTATATAGGATTATATAGAAAGTTACAAGCTTCAATCCTTTAATTCTTCCGCCTCGCCCCAACTTGGCCCAAGGTCGATGTCACACTTGTTTGGTATCTCCAATGGTAGTGCGTTTACCATGATATCACGGACTTCTCGCGCTTCATCCTCACCTTTTACGGACATTGCCATCTCGTCGTGGATCTGGATCAGGGGTGTTCGACCGGATTTGTATATATCCACCATTGCTTTCTTGGTCATGTCCGCCGCCGAAGCTTGGATTAGCCTGTTTAAAGCTTTGTATGTATAGGCACGTTTGAGCGCTGTNGTGTCGCCGTGTTCTTTTACCGCTTCGCGGTAGGGCAAAGCTTTGTGCATNGCAAAAGATGTTGGCTCCCATGTNTCAAACCGGCATTTTCTACCCATTAAAGACCGTATTGAGCCCGACGAGGCCTTATCGTTTAGCCTGTTTATAACGCCGTTCATCAATCCTTTTACAAAAGGTACGCGGGCATGGTATTTTTTTATTAACGCACGGGATTCCTCTAAATCGATATCCATTTGATTTGAGAGTTTATTGACCCCCATTCCGTACATTATACCCAAGTTTATGGTTTTGGCTTGTTTTCGAGGGATATTCGCCATCTCAGCCACTAGCGTGTGGAAATCTGTACTTGGATCGTTCCGGTAATTATCTACAAANTCTTGTACGCCTGCCAAAGGTATCGCACGGGTTTTTCCATAGACATAAGCGTAGTGAACCAAGATCCGTGGTTCTTGTTGCGAGAAATCTATTGAAGCCCACTTCTCCCCNTCTTCNGGTAGGAATAAACTACGGATTAAAGGCCCCATTTCTGGGTCACGCGCAGGGATTTGCTGTAGATTCGGATTATTCATTGAAATCCTCCCAGAAATAGTACCCCCGTCGTCACTTCTGATCTGATTTATATGTGAATGTATGCGACCATCCGATCTACAATGCTTCATAATTGTATTAATGAACGTACCGGAGGTCTTATTAAGACTACGCGCCTGTACAATAGCTTGCGCTAGTGGGTGTTTGTTGTCTGTAAGGAAGCTCTTTGTAAAACTAGGCGCTCCCTTCTCTGTTCTGGGGTATGATATGTCTAGTTTATCAAAAGCTTTTTGCAACGACTGGGCCGCCCAAATCTCTACTTCTCCCCCCGCCATCTTTTCGATGTCAATAATTAGCGCTTTCTCTCTTTTCAGCAGGCCATTGCGCGTGATCTCTACTTTATCCTGATCGACACGTACTCCACGCCATGTCATGTCTACCAAACAGGGTAGTAAATCTAACTCTAGGTTAACAATCGACCATAAGTCCTGTATTCCGATTTGAATTGAGAAGTAATTCCACAGTTCTAAGGTCAGCTCTGCGTCAGCTTCGGCATATGGGCCAACAAATTGGGACGGAAGTTTATACATCTCTGATTTTGGGTCAACGCCAAAGGACATTGCGGCTTCTTTTAAGCCTTTTTCTGACTTAGTTTTGTTCAGTAGGTCGTAGGCCAGTGCATTTAGGCTGTAACTAAATCTGTTTTCGTCCAAGAGCGATGCAACAACCATCGTATCGATAATTCTACCTTTGACGGTAAATCCCATACGTTTAATCCAACCCAGATCGTATTGTGCGTTGTGCATAATCTTGTCGGCGGGGCATTCAAATACCTTTTTGAGCCACTTATTAACGATGCGCTCGTCTAAGTTTCCGCCACCAACGTGCCGGATAGGTAGGTAACCGGACCAATCTTCGGTTGCTACAGCGTATCCAATCACCTGACCGTCACCTGTAGCCCATCCGGGACCGTTAGTTTTAAGGTTTGGATCTTTGGTCTCTACATCAATGGCTATTTTCTTAGCGCTAAAGATATCTGGGAGTTCTGTTGGTGGTATCCATTCGCTTTTTGGTAAAAACATCGCCATTTGTAGTGCCATTTAGTCTTCATCCTCATCATTTTGACTTTGTGACGGCTTAATTTCTTTAAGAAAATAACCACCTTCCCATCTATCCTTGGCATCATGTCTACAGTGTGCCTTACGATGCCCCTCGCCATATCCATGCGTGTGCTTCTTCCCACACTTCGTACACTCAAAGGTTAAAACGTCAGTGCCGTACATATTTTTTTCTTTTGTCGCATAAATTGTAGTAATCATCTTTCTTTCTCCTTTTTCTCTCCGCCTAATGCCGCGTAGCCTGCAATNTCTACCCAACTGTCTTCATGATCTGGTGATATTATAAGCCTTGCTTGCTTTACTGCAACCATNCATTGATANACTTGNGATACCGTTATTTCTTTGTCTAAGATAACAGACCATATCTTTGCTATTCTGTCATGGTTCTCGTAAGCATCGCCGTAGTCCTTGGCCCGTGGTCCGTTGACTAAGCTCTCTGCTTTTTGCAGTATTTCTTCACGTTTCATTTTTACGTCCTTTAAATAATTGGCTTTCCCACTGGCATACTTCGCTAATATGCGTGTGTCGTGTCGTGGGTCGGATCATACCTATTTTTTCAACCCACCCTAGTTTTTTTAGCGAGAGCATCATTGCTCCCCAGACATTGTGATGATGTGGGTCAGCCATCCCTTGGGATCTGCAAAACGCGCAAATCTTACCGCCTTCAACAATATGGTGTTCTGATAGATACTTAGCGGCATTTTCATAATATTCTTGTTTCCAATCGTCATCTGCATGGACATAGGCTCTGTCTATCTCGTCTTGTATAAATTCAAACCGTTTTTGCGGTGGTGTGTCCTGTTTCATAGATCGTAACTCCTTGATATATCTTCGGGTTCAACAATAAATAGGTTTTCTTTCGTGCGGGTTACACCGACGTAGAATGTTCTGTGGACATCGTCGGCATCAATTCTCATAGATTCGTCGGCGGCGGGGCTTAGATCGGTAAAGATGCACACATTATCGGCTTCTCCGCCCTTTGATCCATGTATCGTAGATACGTTGATGCGGGGAATGCCATTAAACTTCTCGCCACGGCGAAGCATAGCCACGATATAGGCTCTATCTCTTTCTGGCATTTTATCCATTGCTTCGTGCCAGATCATTTCATTTGTTGCCAGAAGCCCGTGATCCTCGACAAGCTCTTTGAAGGTGTAGAAGCTGTCTTCATCAAGCCCTGACAGTCTTTTAAAACCTCTCGCTATACGATCCTTTGTGGACATAAACGAATAGATTGCTTTAACTGTGTTTCCAAGCACGGATTTCCCCGATCTCACTTGCTCCCACCCGTTGACCGCGTTGCTCACGCGCTCGGAAACACTACGGTGACCTCTAAAGTTAAATAACCTGCCCGATGATTTTAACTCGTTTGCCACTTCTTGTAATTGGTATCCCGCTTGTGCCAGAATGAGCCATGAGCCGTGGGCCATGTCCAGTTCGGCTACGGTATTTATTCTTTTAACCGTGCCCATATCTTCGCGGGGTTTGTAATTTTTAGGAAAGCGCCGGTGGATACGCTTGGCGATACCTTGAGCTATGTTCCAAACTTTTGTGGGTACGCGGTAGGATTGCGACAGGGTTTCGGACGAACCGTTTAGGTTGATGAACTGATCTACATCCGCTCCGGCCCATCTATAGATTGCTTGGTCGTCATCGCCTGCACAGTACATTCGCTCAGATTTTCTATCTAACAAGTGGGCTAGATCCCATTGGAGGGGGGATAGGTCTTGCGCTTCGTCTAAGAAGGTTACTGCAAAGTGGGGGCAACAGGTGTCGCCATTCTCTACAAACAGCTTCAACATGTCGGTGAAGTCATACATGTTGAACTCTTCTTTGTAATTCTTGAGCGCTTCAGCGATGTAGGCAACGGTATTCCAA